CATCACAACCTGAAGTAGCATCAGCAGAATCACAATTAAAGTCAATATTGTTACTGTTGCCTGTTGTACTCCACACGCCTGTAAAACTATCACCATGAATATCAAAAGTGATTATATTACTATCGCCCACCTGGTCGATATTAAAGTTCGTTGCCGAACCGCTGGCGGTAGATGCAGTTGTACTATTGCCAATCATATTGCCATTACCGTCTTGTAATACATCAAATACTAATGAAGCACCTGCCTGTGTTACATAAATCTTGTTCGTTGCCATCGCTGACAAACTCATCAGAAGCATAATAAAGAAAGTTAATAATCTCAAGTTACTCTCCTTGTTTCTCCGAAATTGGATGTTTCGCCCACTCATCAAGAGGTATATCAGAGTCGGCTATTATATTTATCTTTTCTGCAACTATTGGTAGTTCCCACTCCCATAGTCCCAATTCTTTACCTTCATATACCATTTGCAAGACTGCATATTCAATCGCAGTACGAATCGCATAATTCACTGGTTCGTTAGCTGCATTACCAGACTCTATCTCTAATGCTCTTGTACCTAAATCTAAAAATCTAAATACATCTGCACCATTACTAGTACTTGCAATTGTTTTTGTTACTTGTACAGTTAATAAAATCTCTCCTGTCTGTACTCCAACAAGTCTTAATGAAACTGTTACTTGGTCTGTTCTGTATTCTTCCCCCACACCCAAACCAAAATATCTCATACCAGCGCCACCACTTGTCGTATTCGTGTCATAACCAACAATACCACCTTCTAGTATTAGACCAGCAAATAGCATAGGTTGTAGTGAATCCACTCCAGTCGCACCATCATATAGTTCTCTTGTACTTCTTATTAGTTGTCGTTCTTTAACTACATTATCTAAACTCGCTCTTTCGACAACTGTAAACCAATCACCACCACTAACTGCCATTAACGCCTGTATAACCCAAACATCAGCCCCTTGTGAAACTGCTGTCGATAACCCAGTTTGTTTTCTCTGTCCTGTAACATCAGGCAACTTATAGACTGCAACTGTAATCTTTACTGGATTACCTTCACCATCTGTTGGTACATTTATCAACTTTGGTATTTCTTGTAATAATGTCTTAGTTGGTGTGCCTTCTATAAACGGCATATCACCTTGTATTGCTTCTGTCTTTTGATTAACAGAACAGGCACCAACCAGGCACGATAATAAAGCCACTGCTAAATATTCCATATTAATCACCTTTTAAAATTTAAAATCACCTACTGGTACAATCAATTGTGTTACAGTTCCAGTAGCATCAGTAACAGTTAATGTAATTGTGTCCAAATCTTCATCCTTTTCCCAATAGACTGTTGAGCCATCAGGCAAAGTTGCTAAACCTTTAAGCGGACATTCTTTATCTTCATCTGCAGCTGCAGCCTCAGCCTCAGGGTCAGCAGGAGTACAATTAGTACCAAACATATTATCAACCATCTGTTTAGATAAGTTTGCAAATATACGACTTTCAACATTCGTTACAAACTTTGAGAGCGTTGTATTTGCAGCCGCTCTAGCAGCTGCCTTGTCGGCCGCCGCCTTGTCGTCTATTACGCCTTGTTCTCTTTGAAATTGCAGCTGTTCGATTGATAATACATGACTAGAATAGCCTGTGCCGCTAAAAGATGGATTCTTAAATCCAAAGGTCAACTCACCTGCTGTGGTCATAGTACTAAAAACCATCAATGCAAACATCAGCATTTGTAATAATGTTTTCATACTACTATTTATAAGGATTGCAGACATAAAAAAAGGGGACCTAAGCCCCCTTTTATCATTATATTATTTAGCTAAATGCGTATTAGTCCTTCTTCCAAAGGGACCAAAGAATTGCGATTGTAACTAGTCCAACTAGACCTTCAGCACCTAAAGTTGCCACTATGCTAGAGATGTTACTAATAACACCTAAAGACAAGAATGGTACATTTGCACCAAATACAACTTCTAGCGCAACTGATAAACCAATTAGTTGAACAGCTACTGTTGTAATGTTACCTATCGTATCCGTTATTTTTTCCCACATAAACTTTCTCCTTTTTATGTTTAAAAGATTTGATATCTCAAACTCCATCTCATCATATAGTGTTAATATTTAGACAAAGAAAGGGTTAGAAAACGAGTTTCTAACCCTTTTATAGTAAAAACAAGTGGAGAGATTACTCGTCTTCCTCTGCTAACTTACTGAAATAACTCAAAGTTTCGTCTGAATCATCATCAGTTTCCGTTGTAGGAGTAGACGGTGAACTTACTGTTTCTGCTACATTTGGCACCTCTGTCGCTGTTGCCGGTGGGATGGCAACATCTTCGGCAGTACCGGTATTTCTAACGCCAGAAAGAACTTTGTCAAGCTTTGCTTTTAATTCATCATATGATTTAAAGTTTTCTGGTGCAAGAAATGGTTTTAATGGAAATTGTTTATTCCATAATTCTTCAATGGCCTCATCATTATCAAAGACAGCAGACGGACCTTCAAATTCTGACTTGTCATAATTCCAGTAACCATCAACCTTTCTGATTTTCAGTTTAAAGTTTGCACCTTCCCAAAAGTCAAATGGATTGATTGGTGTTTCATCTTCAAATTCAGGTTTCATCGCCTCGGTAATCTTATCAAAGATTTTCTTACCGAATCTATATAACTTAACTTGACCTTCATTTTCAGGATGTTTTGAATCACTAACAATAAGAATATTTGCATAGTAAGATAACTTGCGTTTTCTCTTACGAGCAATTTCTTTGTCTGCCTCAACGCCAGAATTCCATAGTAAACTGTTTGCTTCACTAATAGGACATTTCTTGTTAAGAGTTGTCAGACTATTTTCAATTAACCAACCACCAGGTCCTTGAAATGCGTGGGACCATAGTCTTGCCCACGGCAAATCTTCATCTTGAACTGCCGGTAGAAAACGAAAAACAGCATAACCATTACCAGACTTATCAAGTTCTGGTTTCCAGAATCTGTCGTCTTGGTATGATTGTTGTTTTTGTGGTTCAGCTACTTTTGCAAGTTCGCTGACTAGAGTATCTAGATTTGATTTTGAGCGTTTTAACGCCGCTATACTTTGTGTCATTGTATCTCCTTGTATGATTGTATTCGTATGTTTATTGTATCGTTTTGTGCTGTATTAATCGCACCTTTATATTTATAACAAAAATATGCATGATTCCTTTTGCATATAAGGTATTATACTATAGATTCTTGCTTTTGTCAAGCGTTTCCCAGACATTTATCCGTTATTTCTAAGATTTCAGGCAAATAATGACCGAAAAGCCAAATAAGTGCAATAAATCCTATTATTTTTAATATCATTATATATCTTTTAGTTTATTTCTCAATGTTATTCTATATTTTGTGATATTATAGTGTAAAAATGGTCTATATCGCACTATTCTATCGTATAATTTGGGCCAGAGTACCGTTTCAGAAATTTCTTTATTCAATCGTTCTGAAAATGACAATAAATCTTCTAATATCACAAATGTTTCAAGACTTATCCTTTTAGACAAAACCATTTTCAAAATTGGTGGGTGTTGTCCATTCTTAACTGTAAATATATCATCAAAAGTCATATCATTTGCAGACATTCTTTCTATCAAATAATCAACATCTTGTTCATAATAATAATGTAACGCCTCTAATCTTTTCGACCATTCTCTATAATTTTCGTCACCTGAGTTACCAATAATGTCCCCAACCCATAGGTTAGTATTAGTAACGAAATTACTAACGAAGTAATCAACAACATTAGTATCGTCATAAGATTGACTAAGCTTATGAAAAAAGTATCTATCCCTTCTCTTAGTAAAGGTCTCCAATCGTGCAGTTGTTCGTCCGCCGTGTTTATGAAAGTCATAAGATTGGTTTTTACTTGTGAAGTGGAGTTTAACTGCCAAATAGACTTTATATATTTCAAAACCATTCATTCATTTTCCGCCTAGTGAAATCATCAAATGCCTCAACATAGTTTCGGGGTCTGATACTTCATAAGGGTCATCATCAGCACTTAACTCATTTAAACCTGGTTCTTCAAAAAATTGAACTATCTCTCTATCATCAACATAAGCAGAATATCTCCAACTTCTCAGACCAAATCCTTGAGCAGGTTTATTTACTAACATACCCAAACTTTTTGTAAATGCACCTGAACCATCAGGTATCAATTTAACATTCTCAAGTCTAAGCGCCCTCGCCCAAGCGTTCATAACAAAAGCGTCATTGACTGATACACAATATACTTCATCAACGCCCAGGTTCTTGAACTTGTCATAAAGTCCCTCATAAGCTGGCAACTGTTGTGATGAACAAGTTGGTGTAAATGCACCTGGTAATCCAAACATAACGACTTTTTTATCCTTAAATAAACTATCTGGTGTTACATCTTTCCATTTACCGTCAATAAATGCACAACCACCTCCATCAAGTATAGTCGCTTCATCGCCTATTCTAAACTTGAATATGGTTTTATTATCATATAATGGCATTCTATCCATACTATTTCTCCTTTCTTTTCATACAGGAAGTTGTGAAACCTTCTCTTTTAATAAATTCAAACTTTGTGCCTCATAAGTCAATTTTTCTTTTAATGCTTTGTTTACTAATTTTCTGGAATCACTCGGGTCGATTCCATTCTTCTCGCAATACCAAAGAATGGCGTCCATATAACTCATTTTTTTAGTCTTAACCGTTTCTTCAATAAGTATTGCAAACTTATTGGGAGTGATTATCATTTTCATACTTTTATTTCATCAAAAGTTATATATTCTACATTATCACAATCTTTCAGTTCTTCAACCTTTTCAGCGTTTACCTTGTAAAACTTCGTGTCTTTAAATGTGTCGAATGTGTTCTTATCTTCTTTACCATGTCCTGTAATGTACACTTCTTGAAAAAATCTTTTCATAATTTGTTAGTGGTGTTAGTAAATAAGTGCCAGTTTGGGTAAGAAGGTACTGGCAACCCCCTTAGCAACTTAAGCCGCTAAAGCATACTGGTTAGAGTTTGCGTTTGTGTTTAGTTTAAAGTCTTTGGACTATCCTCTCTTGTAATCTTTCAATCTCTATGTCGAACTCCATTTCATCCCCATCAAAAATATTCTAGGGATGTCTAAAATACTTTTGGTGGAGATGCTGGGTATCGAACCCAGGTCCATAAAGTTTACTCCATTACCGTCATAAAGAATTCTTTAATCCGTCTTGTGTTTTCCAGAAATCATCAATCGCTGGTTGTAACAAAGGC